TCTCTGATTAGGAGAATGACAAGTTCTGAACTGCGATCTCGCCAACATAGTCAGCTGCGTTACCGAAGCTGGATGCTGTGTTGGTCAACTCAACGAAGCCATAACGTGTCATGAATGATACGACTGGTTCGAATGTTGTTGGGTCAAGAACAACACCGCTGCTCATTAAAGGAATATATGGGCAATAGAACGCGGCAGCATCTGCCTCGCTTGTGCCCTTATAACCTACCAACACAGAAGCTGTGTCAGAAGCATAGCTGTTTACAAACACACGCATAGCGCCGTTGAGTGTACCAACAAACTTGGTGTTTGTAGGTGCTTCAAATGTGCCTTCTGTTGTGCGAGCAAAAGCTGATGTTGTTGCAGATTGCAACACTGTCAAACTTGCTGGAGATACAACTGCCCAGTTACCAGCGCCACGACGTGTGCGCTGAGCGATCAAGTTAGCAACACGGTTGATCAACACTGCCAAAGCGGCGTGTTCGTCACCAACGAATGTAGCTGTACCTGAAACGGTAGCTTGGTTGTATGTATACTCTGTTGCAGCCAATGTGCTAAGTGACAAGAGAATCTCTTGGTCGATCTCAGCTGTGATCTCTTGAGCCAAAGCAGCCATAATTTCTGCTTCAACGTCAATACCGTGCATGGCTTGTGCATCTTGTGCAGATTCAAATGTCCAACGAGCTTGTAACTTACGTGTCTTAGCTTCAACAGCTTGTTTCAAGATCTGAACGGAAATTTGCTTACCGCCTGTGCCTTCCATTGTTGCTGTGTTGTTACCTGTGTAACCAGTAGCTGTTGTAGTAGCTTGTGGCACAGTAGAGTAAGCAGTAGCAATTGTGAAAGGACTCAAAGCTTCTTGACCAGCTTGGACGCTAGTAGCGGCTGCTGAGTTGTCAGTTAAACTTTGTGCATAGCGAACACGTAATGTGTGGATTTGACCTACAGGACCTGTCATTGGTTGAACACCAACCAACTCGTTAGCAATAACAGTTGGCATAACACGTCGAATAACTGGCAGAATCACACGGTTTAATGTAGCAATGTTACCACTTACTGTAGAACCAGAAGATGCGTTCTCACGCAAATACTTCTTGGTATTTTCAAGGATTACGCTCATAGACGAACGCTTGGAACCAGAAAGGCCTTCCAAGAGTGCGTCTTTAGTTTCGTCCCAACGACCTTCTAATAATTCTTGTGACATTTAAGTCTCCTTTTATTATATCTTAAATTACAGCCCTGCCAAACGCTTTAGATCGATCACATTGCTGGTATTATCAGCTACTTGATCTGCATCTGGACTGCGGGCAGATTTATCGCCAGTTGCTTCATTGAATGATTCAGTAATTACTTTTTTGGCTTTCACTGAACGATCTTCTAAGACTGCTGGTAGATACTTTTCAAAAGCATTCGACAAGCGACTTGTCTGGACACTTTCAAGCAAATTACGCATTACTTCTGCTTTTTCCTTGTTTAAAGGACTAAGCAATTCCTCTAACACAGCTTCACGCTGATTAGATTCTTTAAGTATACGCATTTCGCGTTCTTTGGATTCGACTAGAGTTTTTGCTCTCTGGGCGAATTTGATGGCTTCAGCTAGTTTAGAATCTTTGGCAGCGATTGTATCATGCAATTTGCGAACTTCTTGCTTCTCATTTAGGTGAGTTGCTCCAAATTCACTTGCATACGCTTCAAAAATACGACGTCCAAAATTATTCTCACGAGCAACTTTGATGTCTTCTTGTAACTGACTGAGTTCAGCCTTGAGGTGTGTGCTAACAGCACTGGACATCTTCTTGGCACTTTCTGTAACGAAACGTGCTTTGAGTGTTTCCAATTGTTTGCGAGCTTCACGCACCAAACGAACTTTTGTATTAACTACATCTTGTTTGTCTGTTGCAAATTCTTGAATCTCACGTGCAAGAGCATGAACCACAAATTGTTCTAACTTCTGAACACCTTCTGTGTGCATCTTGCGGTCTTTACGCAGTTCGCCAATTTCTTCAGCAAGTTTTGTCACCATAAAGTTGTTGAACTTTGTAGCTGACTCTTTCATTTTGCTTTGAAATTTAACGCGATCTTCAGCAAGTGCTTGCTTTTCAGCTTTCACTTGATCAAGTTCTGCAGTCAAACCATCTGTTATCATACGATCCAGGGCTTCCACCATCACTTGTTTATCATGCTCATAGCGTTGTGCAAACTCTTCTCGGAGTTCTGCACGTACCTGTTCACGAGCTTCGTTCAACTTTGCTTCCCATGCTTCTGAGATCTGTTGTTGAGCTTCTTCGTTGATAAGGTCGCTATCTAGTAACGGTTTAATAGCATCTAGCATATTATTTCCCTTCAATCTTGAGATCACGTATCAGACGCATTACTTCTTCTTTAACGTATCTCTGTGCTTTGCCGCTCTTAGCTGGGTCTTTGAACATATCTAACAATCGTTGTCCACCTTTGTGATTCAAAAGGCCTTCATAAATTGCTGTAGGATATGCATTTGGAGCACTCGGCTGAGCAACCACATCTACAGTAACGATTTCAAAGTCACTGACATGTCCGGTTCTGTCGTCGACATTTCCTGATCCACGACTACTAACCCCTAATTTTACACCGTTAGTCAACATAGTTTCTACTAGTTTGCCCATCGGTGTAGGTAATATCTTTAATGTGCCCATTCCAGCTGGGCCGTCCATCCACATCTTTTCAATCATGTGGCTCACACGATCCAGATTAATTTTTAAATCTTCTGGATGATCAACTTCGCCTAAAACTGAATGACCTGTTTTAATTTGTTCGTTAATAGTGTCAACTGCATTAGCTATTTCATTTACAGGATATACTCGTTCGTTAGCGTTTCTGACGCCGCCTTCGATGCAAACACCCTTTAACTTCAAGGTTTTGCTGCCATCGTGGGCTTCCTCAGACAGGATTTCAAGACCTGCCTGAGTGAAGCTTAGATGTTCTTTTAGATATCGAGCCATATCTCTGGATTACGCTTTACCAACTGGTGATTTTGTATTCACACCACTTGCTTGAGCTGTTACAGGTTTTGGAGCGGATGCTAACTTAGCGTTAGAACCACCTTTGCCTGGTACATTTTTAAACTGACCTGCTTGTGGCAAATCGCCAGTTTTTGGAGCTGGACGGCCTTGAGCTGTATCGCCAGTCATTTTCACTGGGGATGCTGCCATGCCTTTAGCACCACTGTTAAAAGCAACTACGCTTTTATTGTTAGCACCGTCGTCGCCATGCTTAGGAGCAGGAACTTTGTCTAACGTTACATTTTCCATCATGCCCATCATGTTTTCGCCCATGTCGTCAAATTCGGATGTGTCTGTATCATCCATTTCTAAAGCGTCGCCGCCGTCGATATCAGATACACTGTCACCACCTTCTTCACCGCCCATGATTGCTTCAAATTCAGCCATGAGTTCGTCTAACTTGTCTTCTAAATCAACCACGCGATCTTCAATGTTGTCTTCACCAGCATCGTGATCTTTTTCCATGTCGTGTGTTAGGTCTTCGCCATCTTCTTCAGCAGCATCGTCAAATTCAACGTCAGACTCTTCGTCTTCTTGCATGCCTTGTTCTTCAGCTTCTACGTCGTCGATCAAGTCGTCACTGGCGTCGCCGCCTATGTCTTCGTGCATTTCGTCGTACTCAATATCTTTAGCAACTTTCTTACCAGCTTTTTCAGCATGGTCGTCACGTTCTGCATCAGACTCTTCGTCCAACTCTTCTTCTTCCTCGTTCATCAAATTTTCATAGATTTCACGGGATTTTTCTACCACGATGTCGTGGAATAGTTCTTTAGCTTTTGCTTCTTCATCATTGATCACGTATTCGATCAATTGTTCAAATTTATTAGTCATATGTTCCTCCAATGGTTATGGCTCGTTAGATATTTACACCTAACTTATAATATTGGTAGTTTTGAGGCTGAAAAGTGGGTATATTTGACTATTGTGTTACAACTAATTATAGTCCAGGAGCAGCCGGTGCGGGTGCGTATTGTTTCTTAACTTGTTTAAGTTTTTCTTTATACTCGTAACTACGCACATCTTGCATTTGACGTAGTTTGTTAAGCTGACGCAAAGTCAGACGAGTTTTGCGAAGATTACCCAGTTGCGGTTGACTGTTATCTTGGCTAATATCCTGATAAGCTTCAGGACTTTTTTCGTATATTTCGTTGAGAATCATACTAGTATTTATACGCCTGGTACACCGCTAGTGGGAGGCGGTGCTCCAGCAGTACCAGCTGTTCCAGGTGCTGTGGTAGGTGCTCCGGGCATGCCGCCTTCTGGGCCACCTAGGGCGTCGGTACCAGTTAGTTCTTCACCGGTGGCAATATCACTTTCTAGTCCTGCTGGTGTAATGCCAATGCTACGTAGATCTTGACCTTGTGTTGTTGACAATTCAGGCTGATCGCGCTCTTCTTGCCATAGTGTTTCATTTTCTACAATTTCTTCTTCACTTAGTCCCAAATAACGTTTCATCATAAAACGCTTGCTCATATATGGCAACGGTTCAATTGCTGCAAATGACGAAATACGACTAGTATCTAGTTCACTTTGACGATAACTTGCAAAGTTTTGTGGTTCGCACAAGCTAATTGTAAACAGCCCTGCATCGATATTAAAGCCTCTCCACTTCAAATACATCTTGAATTCGTCATCTAATTTCTGCATGATTAGGCGTTGCAAGCGCATACAGTATTGGTTAAAGCGGTATTCTTGAATCAGTGCTGTGCCTACTTTTCCGTCATTCATAGCACGGTCTGAGTCGTCTGGACCTGTGGGCAAATAGCTACTTGGAACACGTAGGCCACGGGCCATTTTGTTGTTGAAGTATTTTAAATCGTCAATTTCACCTAGATTAGCACCACCGGGTAAGGTAGTAACATCACTGCCGCGACTGTCGGCACTGACTGGAAAGAAGTAATCTTCGTTGATACTTAATGGATTATAACTGGCATCCATCATATTGGCTCCACCGCCAGTGTTGGTAGGAATTCTGCGTTGATGCATTTCGTTCTTGACCCGCTCAACAAACTGCATGGCCATGTGACTTGGCATATTACCCACGTCAATCTTAAAAATTCTGCGCTCTGGAGCACGTTGCACACGGTAAATCAACACGGAATCTTCTAGTAATTCTTTTTGTTTGAATACTTTGAATATGTTTTCCAATATACTCTGTCCAAATGGCCAGAAAAAATCCAGGCCTTCATTTAGGCTAAGATGCACCACGTGACGTGCATCAATACAAGTTTCGTTCATGGCCTGTGTAAATCTGCTGTTGCCAACTCCGCCATTACCGGTACCTCCACCTGCTCCACCGCCACCAGGAGAGGTATAATTTGATGGTCCACCTGCTGATCCTGTAGCACGACTTACATAGTAGTCGCTTGTGGTCTTTTGCGCTACACTCATGTTTTGGAAGTTAGGGTTGATATCACGAATAATATACTGCTCAGGACGCTTGCCTTCGCTTTCGTTCACAATCACACGGGCCACTTTGACCATGTCCACCCACATCATTTCAAAAGTTTCTGGGTCACGCACAAACACCTGGTCACCATACTTAATAGTATTACGGAATAACTTAAATATACGCTGGTCCAGCTTGTTCAGTTTGGTCCATTGTTGCAGTTGCTTTTTAATGATTTCTACTTCGTGATCAGTGGGCTTGTCTGTAAAATTAATATCGAATGGTGTTTTATTATCTTCATTGACCTGTGTTGAAAACTCAGCAATGATATCTAGGCAGGCATTGACTTCTGAATCACAGTCCATGTTTTCATATTGGTTATAGCGTTCAATACGATTAGGATGTCCTGAATATACTTCGGGCAATCGGCTAGCATAGTTACGGAATGCAAAGTCATTGGGTGTGCCGCCGGCGTTGTATCCGTCACCGGTTTGTCTAGGATAGCCATCTAGGCCAAATTGATTTTGTCCCGAAATTGGACTGAGTTGACCGCCGGTGTTTGCAACTTTGAAATATTTTTTCCAACCGGGTTTACGAGTGTTTTGATTGTCTGCCATGGTTGTATATTTACCGTTAACCTTGTGCGTAGTGTAACATTTTACCACTGCTATCGGCAGTATTTTTGGTCGCTGATTTGATTCTTGCTTGAACATCTACATGTTCGTGCAACAAAGAAACAATGCGTTTGTTTGTTTTGGCCATTTTTTCAAACATCTGCACAAAATTTCCATTGTTATTATTCAAAGGTATTACTGCTTCGGTACCGTGTAGTGTAGCAGGATATCCAGATTTTGGACCAGAGAATGCACCGCCTTTTTCAGCTGATACCATATTGTTTCTAAACATGGCTGCTTCTTCTTGTCTTCGTTTGGTTAACCCGGCTAATTCTTGTCCGCCTGCTTTGTTGTATAAAGGTATAGAACTGGCTATTTCAGGATTTTTTCGTGTACCGTTGTCAGTTACCTGTCCAAGCCAGCCAGACCCGCCATTGAATATAAATGAAGTCAACGCATCAACTTGATTTTGACCCCACTGGTATTTTTTTGATTGTCCAAAGTTGCCCACTGTTTGTGCCGAAGCATTAACATATGTGCTAAAACGACTTTCAGCTTCACTTAATGAAACTGTTTCTCTTGGTCCTGGATCATTTGGGCCTCCGGTTGGATACTTGGCTTTGGTACCATAACCGTTGGTCCATTGTTTGTAATCCCAAAATGCAGTTGGTGTAAAACGTTCAGTGGCCTTGATGTAATTTAATATGTTAGCCGACGCAGTGGTTGGAACTGCACCCAACGGAGCACTAGATTGCGGACCTGGAGGTGCAGCGGCTCCGCCACCACTTGCTGGTGCGGCACTGCCGGGTTCTCTTTTTCCAATGCCAAAAATTCCGCCCGATGAAGCGCCTGGAAGTAATTGACTAGCACGTTCTGCTACAGATCCTACAAATTGAGCAAATTTAGTTGAGGCTGGCACAGCTATACGAACAAAATCATCACTGGCTTGTGCAGTCTTCAGCATGTTCTCAGCTATCTTGGCTTGACTCTTGGTAGCACTGTCAAGACCTTTTATTTGATTTTTTTGTTCTGTTATTACGGTTGCAGTGTCAACTGTGATTGTTTCAACACCTTGTTTGAATTCTTTTAATGTTTTTAAACTTGGTCCAAAGCTAACACCAACTTGATTTAGACCCTTGGTTATTTCTATCATTTCAGGACTGATGTTGTCGGCTACTCCTTTTATTGCTTCTGCTGCGGTTCCACCATTTTTAAAGAAATCTTTACTAAAGTATTTCATGCTTTCGCCACCGGTGGCTACCAACACATCAGTGGCACCAGTGATGGCTCCGTTGAAGTTGGCAGCGAATTCAGCAGCCATTTTTGGACCACCTTTGGCCAATGCTAAGTTGTATGCTTGAAATGCTTGCTCTCTAGCCTTT